ACCATTTTTTTCACCCCTTTACAGAATTTTTCAGTTGCGTTGCATAAATTTTCACACCCTCGTTCATTTTTTTAGCGTTTTCTGGCAGTTTTTCATACCACTCCAGCAAATTATTCGCATTGATTTCTCTCTGTTTCTCATTCCTCAACCCTAGAAGATAATGAAATCTGTTCCGTTTCCGCAAACCATTTTTTAACTTCTTCATAATCTTGCATGACTTTAACTCTTGCATCATACTCACTGTAACCCTCCTTCTCTATCAGATATCTCTCTAATGCGTAATCAGCATATTGTTGATACTCATGTTTATCTTTCATGTTACTCTTCTCCTTCTTCTACATAATAAAGAGTTCTTGGTTCTATTTCTTTGATATTCGTGATGTTACCATATCTTGGTAATGACTCTTCACTTATTTTTCCTTTCAATTCAGGCTTGTTTTGAAAGGTCACCTCATACATTTTCTGTTGATAACTCTTGAGTGATAAATTCTTCATGACATAATATAAATTACTAATGCACCTATTGCAAGTACTATGATCGCAAGTACTAACATCCAAATCACTTCTGCAAGCATAATATTTCTTCCTTTCTCAATTCATCCATGATGGTGTTTCTTTGTTTGTGTTCTGTGCAATATCAATCATAAAACTTGTCTTGCAACCACACGAGCCTTTTGCAAATGGATTGTTGAATTTTAAACCACGATCCATAAGATTATAACTCCAATCGATTTCTGTTTGTCCAATGTAAAGATTTGACTTCTTATCTACCAGTATACTTAATCCCTTTGACTCATAGAACAAATCAAATTTTCCTTTACGATCATCAAAATCAAGTGTATAGGTAAACCCTGAACAACCTCCGCCTTTGACTCCCATTCTTACTGCAACTGTCTCTGGATTCAGTCCGTCACGTATCATTATTTTTCGTATCTCTTTTGCAGCGGAGTTTGTAAATGAGATCATGGGTATGCATATGGTCTTGGTCTGATCCAAGGATTATCTTCAGGACTGTATGGTTTTGTTTTGACTTCGAGCTGGTTGGTGCATCGACTCACACACTCGTTCCATTTTTGATAAGATGTGATAGGATAACATTGAAGGTCACGAATTTTCTTATAATCTATCTCACACCTTGGGGATTGAAGAGTCTGACAAGCAGAGATGATCATTAACATCCCTATTATGATCATGATAAAAACTATGACGATTGTATTCGTTTTTTCGACCATGTGATATTTAACGTAGGATCTGGCATATTTTTTATCCTGCTATTTCCATGACTGTTAAATTAGTTGAAGAATTTCCTCCATTTGAATCAACTGTGCCTGGACCTCCGATTACAGCAGACATTCCAGTGGAACTAGATAATAGTTGTAATTTATAAGTGAGTTCAGAAGTAGAAGAGGGTGAATCTAAAAAATTAATTGAAAATGGACTTAAATAATATCCACTATCGGAACCTCTTGGACAATAACCAGTAGTTACCTCGTTTCCAGTGGCAGCATCTCCAGCACCAATAGTTGTAGAATCCCTTACAAGATTTACATAAGCACGATTATACCTATCAGTTATACTAATTACACCACTTGCAAGACATAAAATTTTGCTTGAATTACTTAAAGGTGTGATCTTTACACAAAAAACACTACCAGAACCATTTTGATCTGTTCCAGTTAAATCTATTGGTGTTGTTCCATTACTTCCATTTGTTTGTCTATCTGTTATGGATGAAGAAAAAACACGCAAAACCATACCAGTAGGAAGTGAAGCAATTGCACCCGAACTGTCAAGAGCAATTTTATCAGTTCCTGCTTGGTCTTGTATTTTCAACGACCCACTGGACGCTGGTTTAATGATCAAATCACCCATCGGTTGGTTCCTCCGGCCATGGTGTTGTGTTGTCTTCTTTGACTAGAGGGTATCCGTCCTCTGTCAGTATGTCAATGGTTGGTGAATAGTTTGCAGGCAAATCTCTGAGTGCAACGCAATAATCTTTCCATTCCTGAGATGGTGACAAGTCAGAACGAAATCTCCAATCTGTCTTTGCGATTCTACGATTACGTTCTTCACGTAGTTCTTTCAGTGGTTGTGCGGAACGTAGTTCTGCGATCTTTGCATGAAGTTCTCCGTCAGATGGTTTTTCACTATTTTCATCCAACCATGTCAAACCGCTTACTTCCTCACCCTGAATAGTCCATTGACAGTTTGGTTTCAGAGACAGTAAGGCCTCGACCAAAAACGTCAGGTCGCTCATGCTGCAATCTCCATTATGGTAGCAGTTGTTAATGGTCGCCACCTACCAAGTGAATCTCCACCACTCGTATTTCTTCCAACATTGAGATAAACTGGATAGACAGCAGCGAGAGGTCTTGGATGAAAAGCATAAGTCAATGTTGTTCCTGCAGCGACACTTGGTGAGTCCAGAAAAGATGCAGTGACACCTTGAGGTGCATAGTCATCTCCCGAAAACGCAGGCACATTAAACCAACAACTTTGATTCGTTAAAGTTCCATCTCTTGTCGCAGTAACTTCTGCATAACCTGTTCCATCGTTTCTATACAATCTTACACCAACACCTTCTGCACCACCATTATCACCACCCCAAAATTGATTTGTTTCAACAAATACTTTACTGTTCGCCTTCTTAGTGACAAATGATGGATTCAAACTGGAAACTGCTGTTGTCCAATTTGCATTATTAAATGTTTCGGTAGCAGTTTTTGTTACTTGTGCAATCTGTATAATATGATGAGTAGGAAATACTACGTCCGAATTAATAGTCGCTTCACCTGTTCCGTCTTGTGTCGCAAAGTTTTTTCCGTTAATTTTGAATGTCGCCATGATGTAACTATTTATTTCTTTTTTTCGTCTTCACTAACATAATCCCCATTCGCAAGGACGAAAGTAAATGGACCCCACAAATCCAAGAATGATTGGTGCAAGTCCTATCAGATACCCAGCAGTGAAAAAGAAAACGATGTAACTTTCCCAACTTATAAGTGCGAAAACGAATCGATTTATTCTCCTTTGGAAGGCATTTCTGTGTCGTGTCTCCATACGTAATACTCCAAACTTCCTCCAAGAGATTCTGACTTTCTCATTTTACCCCCTATGTCACCCTCTCTTATCAGTTGATTTCTTTTGAAATTTGCACCCAACCCCTCTATGATCACCTCTTCGCCTCTCTCTTTTTTACCCTGAATTTGTTCTAATGAGTCGTGCATTTCTCTCTCGTAAGGCATTTTGTAACTGGTCGGCTCTTTGTCTGCATCATGTATCACCCAGAGGTAAATCCAATTTGGTTCGTCTACCCAATGTGCAAGATGATAGGATGACTCTTCAGATGGAATTTCTGACTTTGGTTTTCCAAGAAGAGTTGTGTATGAAACGTAAATGCTGACAGTCAAACCCAGTGACAACGGCACAAACCATAGTAAAAATCTTGGATTTCCTCGATTATCAATCATCAACCAGAGTGAGATTGCAACAAAAACAAAAAGTCCTGAAACAAGAAGTTCAATCATCGGGATTCTTTATTCTATGTGAGATCAAATAGAATTGTTCCAGAGTGTTCCTCAACGTCATCAGTTGGTCTTTGATGCCAGGGTTTGTGAACTTGTTTGAGGGTATTGGAAATGGCCCTGTCTCTTTCTCTGGCAGTTTTTCCTCTGAGTTTTCTGAGTTCATCTCGTGTCCACAGTTTGTTGTCTATCAATCTTCGTGCCTCTTCGTAGTTCATCATAGGAGGCCCATCATAAGATGTTTGTAAGTAGTAATGGTCTTTTTCTTCTTCGATATTCATTAGTTCGGCATCTGAAAGAGGGCTTTGACCCAAGGTTGTGGTTGTTTTCTTGCAAATACTACCCATCCAAAGGACTCTTTTCTATCGAAATGTTCTTCTCTGTACTCGTTCATTGACCCACCAGTTGTCAAAACATCGTCAACGATGAGATAAGGATGATCTGGATTGCCTGTTGAATATTCATTTAACCATCTACCAAGTTCCACTCCACCTCTTGGAATACCGATTGCAGCTTGGAATGGTCTGCGTTCTCTCTCAAAAATCATTCTAGCAATGCACTTCCATTCGGGTGAAGTAATCGCATCACACTCTATTTTCCAGTGTAACTCACCACCAGAATGTCCAATAAAGTCCTCTTCGACAAACAAATGTTTTTCTCTCACATGAAAACCACTCATAACGAACCTTTTATTTTTACTAGGACTTCATTTGGATTCTCAGCTTCTGTTACAGTTCTACCCAGAATAATTGCATCAGCACCACCATCTTTTGCTTCTTTTGGAGAACCTGTTCTCGTCTGACCAGATGTTTCTTTCTCAAACACAATTCCAGGGCAGATGTATCTAAACGATTCTGGTCCAGACAAATCAATTGACTTTACAGTTCTCAAATCTGGAACAGGACAAATAAGGTCTTGAAAGTTATAACGTCTAAGTTTATTCATCGCTTGTAACCAAACGTTGTATGCAGGGTTTTTTAAAACTGCACGTTCTGTTTGATAGTCCCAAGACGTAAGTGATGCTACACCAACCAATTTGATTTCTGATGATAGATTTTTCAAACGTTCAAATGTCTCTTGACAATTGTGAGCGCATATAGACACCATCGTTCCACCACGATCAATCACTTTCTTGACTACTGTCTCAACTGTATTTGGTGTATCCCAGAGTTTGAAATCAACAAATAGTTCTGTTTTCCAACTGTCCGGCCATGCAAAAATTTCATCCCATAAAAGATGATTAATTTTGAATCCATCTACGTAATCCTTGATTCTCTCTGCAAGTTCTAATGATTTTTTTGTCTCAAGTGAAACAATTATTTTTGGGTTTTTATTAGAATCCACCAACAGGCCCTCCCATCTTACTCACCATTCTTTTACGTGTAAATCTTATTTTTTCATTCATTACTCTTCCGTCATTTTCTACTGTGAATCGCAAATATGTAAATTCCTGTCCTTTTTCTGAAAACAATTTACGTCCTTCCCAGATTACTGAATAAGGGTTTACCTTATGCAATTTGATGTCCACATACAACGGAGGCGGTGTTGTGTTATTATATGTATGGGTAGAGTAATAGTGAGCGTTGATAATATGTTCACCCGCTATGATACCACGAATCGTTACGACTTCACGATTGATTTCGACCACTTCCTCTTTACCATCAATCCAAATCGTGTCATTACGATTTCCTAAATCATCTTTATCAAGATGCATAAAATTCGTTCTAGGGTCACGAAAGTTTACAATTTTTCCAGTAGGGTCTTGCACATAAAGGTCTATGTCATCTTTTCTTGTGTCATCCCATTCCATCACAATAATAAATTCTGCTTTTCGGTCAAAGTCCTCCTTCTTTGACTCTGGTTTTATCATCAAAAATGCAACAATAAAAAGAAAAGCAAATCCAATTAGAATATTAAAAAGTATGTCAATGAAACCGATTGTGCTCTTGAACCTGTCATGAGTCGTAATCATATGAAGTTTCGTAATTCACTAACTGAATTTTCAGTATCAATGAGCAAATTAATCCTATAAGTGTAGTATAAAGAGCAGTAGACATTCCTAAAGCCATCTGCGTTAGAGCATTTTGTAAAGTTTCTGTGTTGGATACGTCAATATTTTCAAACGCACTTCCCAACATCAACAAAAAACCTGTCACTGTCCCAATCATTCCTAAACCAAGTAAACTTTCTGCGATAAACCATCCAACATTTTGGTTACCCTGTCCATCGTAAGTGATCTTTCCAACCCACGCTGAAGAAAAAACAAAAACTGTCAGAATAATGAAAGAAATTTTTGTAGCATCCGACTCCCACAAGTGCAAGTGCAGAGAAAAAAAGTAAGATGCGCTGAAAAAACTTATGAGTGTCACGCAAAAAATGAGCCACCACTTCAAAATTGGTGTAAAACTTGAATAATTTTTTGTTTCTTCTTCGGAAAATATATACATTTTTAATTAAATAATACAGAAATTGATTCGTCATGATGAACTCTACGAATTGCTTCAGCAAAAAGTTTTCCTACCGATAAGAGTTTCACCTTTTTGTTGTCGTATTGTGGAATAGAATCAGTGATGGTCAGCCCACTCATACGAGAAGAATTGATTGTCTTCATCCCTCCGTTGCTTAATACGCCGTGAGTTATATACGCTTGCACTTCTTCTGCACCATTGGCCAGGAGTGCATCTGCGCCCTTGACCAAAGTTCCACCTGTGTCCACTATATCGTCTACTATTATACATTGTTTTCCTTTGACTTTACCGATTACATTCATTGCTTCACTTTCATTCGCTTTATCCCTGCGTTTGTCTATGATTGCAATGTCCAGATTTAAATCTTTCGCTAAAGACCTTGCCCTTGTAACTCCCCCAGCATCGGGTGAAACGATAAGTGCGTTTCCGTTGTTTACCATTGGTTTCTTTTTCAAATCCTTTACAAATAGAGGTTTAGAAATCAAGTCATCAACAGGTATGTTGAAGAATCCTTGAATCTGTCCAGCGTGTAAATCCATAGTTAATACTCTATCTGCACCAGCGGTTTGAATCATGTCTGCAACTAATTTTGCTGATATTGGTGTTCTTGCGGCAGGTTTTCTATCTTGTCTTGCATAACCATAATAAGGCATGACAGCAGTGATACGACCAGCACTTGAACGTTTACAAGCATCAATGACAATCAATAGTTCCATCAGATTGTCGTTTGCAGGATTACAAGTGCTCTGTATAATAAAGACATCCTCTCCACGAACATTCTGAAAAATCTCACAAAAGATTTCACCATCAGAAAATCGTGTTAGTTTCATGTCAGTTAAAGAAATGCCTGCATGGTTGGAAATGTGATTTGCAAGCAATTTATTGGAATTACCAGATAATAAAATCATTCAAAACTCTGTTTTAATCTCCATAACAAATATTCATATGAAGATATAGGTTCATACTTATCGGGTTGGTTTGTCAGATTTTTCACAATAGTATCTTTATTCGGACCCACAAAATAAGGCATGGAATATCTTGGTTTATCAAGAACATTCATTACTTTGTGTGGAGTCGAAATGTAAGTATCATTTGTCCATCTCTGAAACATATCTGCAATATTTAATACTATACTATTATCTATAACAGGGACTTCTACCCAATCATCATTTATTGGTTTGACGAACAAGCCACCACAATCTTGATAACGAAACAACATTGTAAATGTATCATAATCAGTATGTTCGTTACCTCTCAACTGTTCATGTTTTACATGAGCATTATACTTCGGATAGTGTATAATTCTTGCAGTTGTGGTTCCGTACAAATGTTTTTCAACCAAGAATCCCTTTTTTAACCTCAATGCATATTCAAACCTATCCATAAACTGAAAGGATAGAAACCTCATGACACGTTCTATTTTTTCTGCTTGAGTGCGAAAAAGGGGAAGTTCAGTCGGCCAGTATTTTTCCTCCATGTCATACGGAGCCTTCCAGTTATATGCTTCTTTCAGATCGCCTGGTCTGTCTGGATGTAACCATTCGGTGCCCATTTCGGAATAACCAAGATTCTGTTCTACACCTGAATATTTGTATTTGTCTTTAATTTCTTGTGGTAGGTCAAAAAACTCTTTTACTAAATCACCCCAAATATCAAAATCACTTTGCCATTGATTATAGACATTTATAAAAACCGCAAATCCAACTGTAGTAAATGCTTTATGCATCTTACGAGATACCGCAAGATCCATCTCACTAAAATCAATGATTGGTATTTCAGTCATAGAAGTGGCCATACAGCGAAGAAGGTTATACCGATAAAACACACAACATACAACCAAGAATCTTTTAATTCTTGTTTCCAAGAGAAGGGATACTTTTTACCGAAAGCATCCCACTCTTGTTGTTTTAATTTTTGAAACTCTGTGAGTTCCACAATTAATTATTTAACAGGAAATTCAGAGGTAACACCCTTGACAAAGAACTGCATTGTCTCCAACTCAGGTCTTGCAAGAACACCTGCTTTGATCTTGGAACCATCCTGTTTAGTGACTCCTTGATCAAATGGATAGTACGTACCCATCTTGTCGTTGACCCAATCCATCTTGACTGTCTCAACTTTGTTGACTACTTCGCCGGGAACATTCTTACCCCAAGGTGAGAGTCCTACACAATTCTTGTCCAGACCCCATGCCCATCGTTGACCTACCTTGAGTTTACCTTCTGCAAGTTGATCCACAATATGTTTGTATAATAGGTTCCAGTTGAACATCATACCAGTGACATAACTGTTAGGTCCAAACTGTCCCATTGGTGCATCATTACCCATACTCCACACGCCATCCAACTTTTCTGCAAGAGTGACTACAGAAGGGGAGTCAGTTGTTGTGAAGAGGATGTCATTGCCCTGTTCTGCAAGAACCTTAGCTGCATCCATATCCTTTGGTGGATCAAACCATGAGTTAATCCATACAATCTCAACTTCAATGTCAGGATTGACTGATTGTGCTCCAAGAGTCAATGCATTGATATTGCGAATGATCTCTGGGATTGGGTGAGAACCAACAACCCCGATTTTATTGGTCTTTGTCATCATACCGGCTGCAATACCTGAGAGGTATCTTGCTTGAAAGGAGTGACACACGTAATTATCCATGTTTGTGTCATTACCTTTGTACCCTGTGGCGTGTAAGAAAAATGTCTTTTTATTTTTTCCAGCCGCTCTCACCATAGGTTCCA